AACATGTCTATTGGCATTTGAATCTGTTCTCCCTTGAAAAGTGATTGCTGCCCCTCTCACCTAGCGAGGGATTGCCGTAATAAGGTGAATATCCTTCGCGCGCAAACCCTCGGTAATGCTCGCGATGGTGTGGCCCGCGCCGAGCGTGAGTGCGTTTTGATTCATGCCGCCCGCAAAATAGGCGATGGTGGTTTTATCGCCGGCGGTCGCATCGCAATCATGCGCGAGAACGCAATCCGGCGTCTGGGAGCCGTCGCCGGCCGCGCTCGCCGATAGAATGTGCTTGCCGCTCGCCGTGATTCTTCCGAGCAGAGCCCCGCGATTGAGGTTCTGTCCTGAAAGAAGAATGATTGTGCGAGTTACCGTAGTCTGCTCGCCGATCAACAACTGATCGGGAGTATATGAGTCGCCCGTTTGAAAAGACGCAATTCCAGCCGAACCCAACGATGTAGGCATGTTTAGTCGATCTCCTTTTCTTTTCTTTCCTGGGAAATTTACCGGCGGCCCGCGCTCAGAACGAACTTGGCTTTGTACTCAGTCTGTTCTTCGGGAGTTTTGTCGCCGAGATTGTCGGCATCGGCGTCAGCCCCGACTTGCGGGTTTTTGACCTTTGCCATCTGCCGTGAGAACTCCGAGTCGACGGCGGACCGCTGCGTTTCCGCCGCTGCTTTCGGCGACTCCGACAACAAACTGATGGCATCCTCCGGACTCATGTCCATCGACAGCGCCATCTTGCGGGCGAGTGCCTCGCGGCCGGCGGCCTCGGGCGAGTTGAGAATTGCCGCGATGCGCTCGCGTTCGGCTTTGCGAGCCTCCGCTCTTGCCTGCGCATTTTCGGCTTTCAGTTGTTCGGTGACGGCGGCTTGTTGTTCCGCCGTGAAGTCGATATCCATCTTTCTGCTCCTTATTTGCGGATTCTTGGCGGCGGAAAGCGCGCCAAAACTGTATGTGCGCTCGCGAGGGAGAAGGGACGCGAGCACAGAATCTCTTGTGCCGACTCGATCGGCCATGCCGCAGGCGACCGCTTCAGCGCCGACTAAAACGCCGCCCTGTCCGAAATCGGATTGAACTTTCTCAAACGATACGCCGCGGTAGTCCGCAACTTTCTGGAGGAACACCGCTGCGGTGCTGTCGACAATCGCCTGAACCTGCGACTTGCCGTCGTCGGTTTCTACGTTGATGCGCTTCTTTGGACTGATCGAAGAAACGAACTCGTACGGTTCGGATTCTTTCTCTTTGCCGTTTTTGCGCGGGAGTGTGGCGACGACCCCGAGCGATCCGACCAGTGCGGTATCGGATACGGTGATACGCTTGGCGGCACTGCCGAGCCAATAAGCGGCGGATGCCATTGTGCCATCGCTAAATGCTCCGATGGGCTTTTTGCTTCCAGCATGTCTGATTGCCTCCGCAAGATCGCTGATGCCTTCCACTTGACCGCCTGGCGAATCGATGTTGAGCAGAATCGCGCGAACGGAAGAGTCATCGATCGCAGCCTGCAAGTCGGCTTGCAAACCTGAAACGGTCGCGCCGCCCGATATCTCGGTGAACAGATTCGCGTAGCGGAAGATCGGCCCGATCGCGTTAATCTGCGCAACTCCGTTGACCGGCTTCAGCGCCGCCGCGCGCGCCTCGGCATGCCGCTCCTGCGCCCTGATGACGGCGGCGAAGTCCGGATCGTGAACGCGCCGCGCCGCGTTGAGAATCAGCTCGAGCTCAGGCGCTTCGATCGTGCCGTCATCGCGGTACTGCGCGCGGATGGCCCAGGCTTGCTTGACTGCGTATTCAAACGCTCGCATCTTGTACTCCGATGAAGGATCCGAATCTTTGCCACATACGCCGCCATACCGCCATCGGCACTTCGGGAGCCTCTTCCACGTCTGTCTCGGTATCGACCGGCTCTTTCTCGCCAGGTATATCTGTCTTCGGCGTCGCCGGCTTCAGATACTTGTCGAGCCCGAGCTCTTCGATGCGCGCGAACTCGGCGGCCCGCTGCGAGACAACTTCCTCCCAGTCGAGCCCTTGCTCGGCACACTCCTGCTCGAGCGTCGAGACGAGATTGCGCATCCGAACCTCGGAGGATTGTGCTTCTTTCAATGGATCGATCCAGCCGCGGCCCGGCCCGATCCACTTGCACTTCGAGTACGCATAGCGGAATTCATAGAACCTAGGCGCTTCGATGATTCCCTCGTTGATCGCCTCTTCCAGCCACAACTCGTATACCGGCGACGCCCAACAGGTCGACAGCCACGAACGGCGGCTCATGAAGAACCGCCAGGCCTCGAGAAGCGCCGCGCGAGCGCTCGAGTAGTTCGTCTTCGAGAAATCCCGCATGACGAGCTCGTACGGCAGATTCACGCCTGTGCCGATCTGCCGCGCGATGGCGTCACAGAACGGCGCGAAGGCAGTAGCTGGACGCGCCGGCGTGAAGGGTGTCACGTGCTCGCCCGGCATCGTGTGGATCATGGAGCCGCCCTTGAGCTCCGCCATGTATTCCTGCTTTTGCGCGAGCCATTTCTGAAACTGCTCGCCCTCGACGTCGCCGCCGAACATCGCCGCGACCTGCTCCGGCGGCAACGGAGTCTCGACAATCGCCGCGATCATGGCGTTCACGATTGCGGCTTGCAGTTCGGTGCGCTGATACTTGTCGAGCATTCGGAATTTTTCCAAGATGCTCGAGAACAGCGGCTTGCCGCGCGTCTGACCCGGACGCTCTTTCTCGTACACGTGCAAGACTTGCTTGCGGCCCCACTCGGTTGCGGCGGGAATCCGCTCCCAGTCCTGCTCCGACCAGTTATAGGTCAGATAGATATCGCCGGGATGCGTCCGTTTGATGTGGTAGGCGACCGGACGTCCGAACCCATCGATCTCGACACCGCCGCGGAGAGTCTTGCTGTCTTGCTTCGTCGTCGGATTGCTCAGACGGTCTGATTCGACCATCTGAAACTTTGTGGCGTACGGCGTGTGCGGGTCGACGTCCGGCAGCCACAACGCTAACGCCAGCGATTCGCCGTGTGTCAGCATCGCGCCGACTACCTGGCGGGTCGCCTGATGGAAAGTTAGCTGCCCGGCTGCGTCGAACGCCGTCGTCTCGGAGTATTCGCGCCACAGCCCCTCAACGAACGTGCTCCATTCCTCGGCCCATTCTTTTGTTTTCCCGAGCAGCCGCCAGTCCGGAGTCGATGACAACCGGAGTCCGTACCCGACGATGTTGTCTTTGAAAGTCTCAACGATGCCCGACGCGATGCCGTTGTTACGCGCGATGTCGCGCGCTCGCGAGCGCAGCGGCTCGAGCTCCGGGAGCAGATCGGCATCGGCCGAGCCGGGGTACGGGCGCCACAGCCTCGATTCGCGAGACTCCAGATCAGCGCCGACATGCTGCGCCGGCTGCAGCCCCGCCGGATACGTGTATCCGACATGGGCGAACGTCTGTACTTCGCTCATTGCCTTGCTGTGTGTTGGATATTACAAAATGCGGGAATGTCAGGTGTTGCTTGACATTTTAAATAAACCCTTTAAAACCAGAAACCTATCGGCGCCCGCCGCGGCCCTACCTGCCCGGTTGCCGATGCCGGCAGTTGACCGTAGAGAGAATCCCGAATCGCCTTTAACTCGCCGAGGTTTGCCTCGGCAAAACGCTGCGATTTGTCGCCAAAGACAATTTCTACAACAGCTTGCCCGGATGCAATCCGTAGAATCGCCTGATCGATTTGCTCGATCTTGAGGAGAATTTCTTGCTGTGTCACTTTTTTCTTACTTGCCTATTGACAGATGCCTGGCATCTGTGTATACTTTGAATATGAACAACGTTTCAACTTCCAAGACGAACCGCAAAGCGGTTCCTATGACTTCCTGCCCTGGCTGCTCTTGCACGAAGGGCTTTCCCGTCGAGCGTCAGGTTCGCGTTTTTACCTGCGCCGATTGCGGCGGACTCGTCGGAGACTGCTACCTCGGCGATTCCTACAGCCTCGTGCTGCCGTACTGGGCAGAAGGCGATGTTCCTGCCGAACGTCAGCGCTACTTCGATCTGACCTGCCTCGGCAGCAATGGTCTGACCCGCCGTCATGGTTGGTTCGATACCGAGACGCGGCGGATCGTGCAAGTCGGGTAACCCCCGACTTGCTTTGAAAATGCACAGAGAAACGGATCACCCCACATGGAAAAAACTTACACGAATTGGGAGAACCAACAAAAAACTTGGGAGCCGGGCGTTACCGGTAAATGCATGTACTTTGTCATGGCAAACCGCAGGCTCGAAATCGGCGACGGCAGATTCTTTCACGATGCGTGCCTGTTTCGCGGTTCTATGTACGATGTTCAGCAAGTCTGCAAACTTCTCAAGGCCGCACGACCGGATTGGACTGATGCTATCCAGCCGGTAACCGCTCCTTGCATTTTTGACGCCGCCAAAGGCGAATACATCAACGTCGAGCGATGGATATGAAACGCTCAGAAATCACATGGACGCGAGAACTCCTCGCGTCCATCCCCGACGACATCTTTCTCTCTGAAGCACAGCGCCGCCGGGCGAAGAAACGCCAGACCTACACCGGCGGCCTGCTCTGGAAGAAACATAACCCGAACGTTCAGAACTGCCGCTGCGAGAAATGTACGGCAAAGCGACAGCAAGATTCATAAAACTTTTCTCAAAATACCTCTTGACAGATACCTGGCATCTGGCTATACTTGAACTATGAGATTCGAAGATAGATTGAGAAAACGGATTGCACTGAGGCTCTCGCAAGGTTGGAGCTTGGAAAAGATCGGGGAGCGCACAGTGTGGTTTATGTTCGGGCATTTCTACTCGATCAAAAACGGGATGCTTATCGTGAAAATGATCAAAGGTGATGAATCTTTCGGACCTGCAATGGAGGTCGGATCATAGATACGGATCACTCGAATACCGCGGCTTCAACAGCGGCCCGCTCAACACCGTAGCGGCGGGCGCTTGCGGAGCCGCGGCCGCAACCGCGACGGCAATCTCTTTCTTCCGCGGCGCCCGGTTCTTCGCGGCGTCGCACATGTCCAGCATGCGCTCGACTTCGCGATTCAGGTTAAACGCCATCGTCGAGTAGAGACTGTGAAGCGCCGCGTACGCGTACACGCGAATGTCGAGCGCTTCGTTGCGGGCGCCCTCCGGTTTCCTCCACTGAAAATATCTGTAGCCGTTTTTGTAGCGCGCGTATTTCTGCTCGGCCGTCAACTGCTCGAAGTAGTCTAGCGTTCGGTCGATTGGAAAATGGCAGTATCCCGCGCCTGGCTGCTCGAGTTTCAGCCGTTCATACGTCGTATCCTTCGCGGTGTCGACGCCGATGATCCAGACCGGAGTCTTGTTGAGCCCAATCGAGACTTTCTTCGGCCAGATCATGCGGCTTCCCTCACGGCCCTTGACCGCGTAGATCTTCCTGGCCGTCCGCGAACGCGTGAAACGGTACACCGCGCTCGTGCAGTCGGAGGAGTCGATGCAAGTCGCCTTGATCGGCAGTTCAATGCCGGCCTCATTCTCGAAACGCTGCTTCAAGAGTTCGTCGAGCTCCGCCCAGACCTCCGGCTTTTCCGGATTGCCCGGCAACACCAGATGCCGAATGCTCCAACTCTCCTCGTCGCGGCCCCATCCGACGATCTCAACCTCGAGACGATTCCCTTGCACGTCGACGCCGGCAGTCAAGATCGCTACCTGCTCAGGCACTGCCGGCCCGTAGGCCTCTATACGTACAAGAAGCGCCTGAGCGTCCATCTTCGCTTCGTGTCGTTCCTCGAAACACTCCGCGAGCGCCGTATTGACGAACGTTCTGAGCGTTAAAGGCGTTTTTGCCGCCTTTACGTACTCTTTCGCCATGTCGCCCCATGACGGACCCTGCAAAGTGTACTGTTTCGGCAGCCAAAAACCCGGTATATCGGACTTCGGATTCTCCGGAATCCAGCGTCCCTGGCTCACCATCCAGGCTTTTCGGTAGTGCGGAATGAGCTTTTGGCAGTGCTGGCAGCGGAATTGAGCCTCTTCCGGAGCCCCTTCCGGCCACTCGATACGGTGCCAAAACAGCACCTGGAAGTGCCCGCACTGCGGACAAGGCACCTGAAAACGCCTCTGATCGCTCTCCCGATACCACAAATCGATGTTGTTTTCCGGGAAAGTCGGGCTCGAAGCAATGGCGATCTTGCGGTTTAGCTGGAAAGTGTCGGTTCGCCGGATCGCCAGACTGATCGGATTCCCTTCTTTCCCGGCTGACGGCTCGTAACGGTCTACTTCGTCGAGCGCCAGGTATCGAATCGGCCGCATCGCCAGCCCTGAGGCGCTCAGTGCTCCCGTAAACGTCACATGCCCGCCCGTAAAGCTCTTGTGAAGCGTGGTATCGTCCATTCCGCTGCGAACACGGTCGTTTATAACAGGTGTATCCCGTATCATGGTCGAAACACGGTCTTTACTCAGCGCTTTGGCGTCCAGTTCCCGCGGTTCCACGAAAAGCGCCGGCCCAGGGTCCATATGGATGATATATCCAAGAAAACAGAGCAGTAGTTCTGTTTTCATGATCTGAGAAGCGCACTTGTACACCGCAATCTGGCAAGGATGCGAGGGTGAGAGCACGTCCAGGGGCTCTTTTTGGTACGGATAGGTGCGCCATTTGCCCCGTAAAGCGCTCGCCTCCCGGCTCAAAACCCTGTATTCGTCGGCCCATTCCGAGACGCTCAGGTCTGGTGGTGGTTGCGCGATCGCGCAAAATGCCTCGAAAAGCCCGTCTAAATCACGCGACGTCTCTGGATCCATGCAGTGTTTCGGGCAGATTCTTGAGCACCAGGCGCATTTCTTTCAGCAAATAATCCCTTACCATCCGCGGATCGGTCAGCGCCGCGCACTCGCCGGCCACTCTGTCGGGAAATCCGAGCAGGTGATCCCTCAACGTCTGCGCTATCGACGCCCACAACAGCATCGCCGGCTGCTTCTCGATCAACTCCCCGCGATCACGCCTCGCCGCAGTCTGATGCTTGTCCGCGAGTGCGATCTCTTTCCGCAAACTGGCGTCATACAGCGACTCCGCCGTCTTCTGCATCGCCGCGCCGTCCAATTGCACCCGCGGACGGCCCATTTTCTTTACATGCCGACTGGCGGAAGCTTCAGAAACACCCGCATTTTCAGCTATTTCAGCTACACTTTGCCCTGCATGCTCAGCTAAAATCTTACGCGATCGTGACATCTGTCAACATATTACTTAGCGTACTTTTCGGCATAGAAATTAGCCGAAAAATGCAATGGCTCCGCCCGCCCGAAAAATCCGCGGCTGGAAGTACCTTTTGAACCATAGCTTTACAGAGCATGGTGTGTCAAAACCGCCACACTTGCATGGATATTTGCAGCCTGAGTAGCACGAATCCATTGAGAGTTGCGAAAAGAGTTGGACGGCCAACACCGCCCTGTAGTGCGCTATCGCCGTCCGTCATCCGAACGAACGATTGGGATGCAGGTACGGTGTCAGCCGGCATCTGGTTGTTGCGCGGCAGTGCGTCGCACGATACCTTCGATGATCTGATCTGAATGCTCATTGATCCATGCGCTCGCGGCCTCTTGGACCGCGCTGTGAAAGATCTTTGCCAGTTCCCTGCGGTGCTGAGAGAGCCATACATCCATGGCATCGCGGATAGCGAGCCCGGTTTGATTGAGTCGATCGTTCGCCATGTAGTAGTGGCGTGGTTAACACTGGAGCTCAACTTGCGAAGCTGCAAAGTCGCATACATTGTCAAGTATGCGATATGACGACATTACAGTATTTTGCACAGGATTTGAACAACTGTGGAAAACTTTTATGCGAATGTTTTTCTTCGAGAGAATACTTAGCGTAGAGTTTCTCTCTGTGTCAGACAGCGATAGGCAACATAAGCGCGAGCGCTAGGAACGCGGCTCCGATCCATCCGAGGCTAACCCTTGGCGCGCTCACATTGAGCCCTGCCAGCGTGAAACACACAAGCGCCAGGATAAGGGCGATCAGCTTTAACATTGCCATTTCTACGGCCTCGTTTCCTTGTAGTACACGAGGAACTTCACGCGAGCCCCCGCTGTTGACGTTATCGTGACGCTCAAGTTGAGCGCGGCATCTTTGGACACGTACAGATCCTCGAA